CAACAACCTCAACAACAAGGTAATAGCGAAGAAGAAGAAATTTTCTTTAGTCTTGAAAGATTAAACATGGAAAGAGCTAAACAAAGACTTTTAAATGCGATTACACAAGGTGCATCTAATAGAGGTCACTACATGTATCATGCAGTTGAGGAAGAATTAAGACAAATAACTGGTTCTGATGAATTAATTAACCTTTATGGTATTATGATGTCAATTAATGATACCAATTATTGGCAATTCGGTAATAATACAGTTGCAGACATGCAAAGTTCTGTTGCCGGTAGAGTTGATGTTCACATTCCAAATGTAAAAGACGATGAAGAAGATATGGATGGTGGAGAAGGTGAAGAAGGTGAAGAACAAGGTGGTGATGGGTTCGTTAATATACCCGAAAACTTTAATCCTGAAGCACCAACTATTACAGTAATAGGTGTTAATTTTCCTGTTATACTTCATGAACTAATTAAAGGTGTTTTAAAAGTATTTAAATCACATGGTCAAGGTGATCCTTCAAAAAAGAATGAGAAAGCGTTATATGCACAGGTTGCTAAACATGAAAACACGTTAGAAAAAGAAGTTTGGGATTTAAGATTAGGTCCAGCAATATGGGCAAGATTAAGAGAATCATTTCCTGATGAAGTTTTAGAAGAAAATAATAAAGATTTACAGAATTATTTATTCATGAATATTTTCTCACTTCCAGCAAAGAAATTCTTAGTGTTCATGAAAGAAGTTATATCAGGTTCAGATAGTGGAAAACGTTTAATTATTACAATGGTTCAATCAATAAAACAAATGTTTAGAGATGAGGATTATCAATCCGCAATTGGTAGTTTTAATGATGATTTAGAAGACGCGACAGATGAAACTGATGAAGGTGATTTAGGTGATTTCTTAGGTGATTTAGGTATTTCTTTATCAAGTGGTGATGAAACAAATACAAATGATGATGAGGAATATGATGATTTTTTAAATAGTTTAGATCTCGATAACTATGATAATGATGATGATGATTAATATATAAAATAGATAGATTTTAAAAGGTGGTAATTTTTTACCACCTTTTTTTTGTATTTATTTATATGAATACAAAAATAGAACAATTAAAGGAGTATGCTAGAATAATTAAAGACACTCCATATGCGTTAAGAACATATCTTCAGACATATGATAACACACAAAAGAAATATGTACCAATGGATTTGTTTCAGGATCAAATCCAATTAATAGAAGACTACGAAAATTATAACGAAAATATTACGAGAAAATATCGTCAAGCTGGTGTTACTACTGTAACTGCAGCTTGGTTATCCAAGAAACTACAATTATCAAAACCTGAGAATCCTGAAAGAGTTCTTCTTATTGCAAATAAACGTGATACTGCCGTGGAAATGGCAAATAAGATTAGAAACTTTTTAGACCAATGGCCACCATGGATAAATGTTGGGTTTTCACCCGATAAGAATTCCGAAAGTAGATTTAAATTAAATAATGGTTGTGAGGTTAAAGCAGTTGCAACATCTGCCGATGCGTTACGTGGTTATACACCAACAATACTAGTATTTGATGAAGCCGCATATATTGAAGCTGGTGAGGACTTTTGGTCAGCATCAATGGCATCCCTTTCAACAGGTGGTAAGATTATATTAATATCGACACCAAATGGTTATGACCCAATATATTATGGTGTTTATGACCAAGCAATTCGTAAAATAAATGATTTCCATATTACCGATTTAAGATGGTTTAAAGATCCTCGTTATACAAAAGATTTAAGATGGGTTAAATGTACTGATATCGTTCATTATATGTTAAATCGTGAGTTATATAATGATGATGAGGTTGTCATGTACGATTATGAGATTGAAAAATACATCGAGTATATTGAAGGTGGTTATAAACCATTTTCAAGTTGGTTTGAATCAATGTCAAAAAAATTCAAATATGACAAACGTAAAATTTCTCAAGAACTAGAATGCTTATCAAAAAACACAATTATAACCGTTAGAGATAAACAAACAGGTGAAATTAAAAAAATGAAAATTGGTCAACTATATAATGAATTAAAATAATAGAATTTGATGGGATTTATTGGCACAGAAATTCAAAAGAAAAAGATGAAATAAGAGATGTGACCTATAAAAATTTAGGTTATCAGATACTAATCATAAGTGAAAATGATTTAATAGATAAAAAAAATAAAATTAGTGATGAATTAATTAGTAAATGTGTAAATTTTATAAAAAATGAAAATAAATAATAAATACGAAATATTAACACCAAATGGTTTTGAAGATTTTGATGGTGTACAAAAATTAAAAAAGAAAACGATTGAAATATTTTTTAATAATGATTTAAATCTTAGAGGTTCATTTAATCATCAAATATATGATTATGAGGGAAATCCAATTAAATTATCAAATATAAAAATTGGTGATAAAATCAAATCACATAATGGATTTTTAACAGTAAAAGATATAAAGAAACACTATAATAAAACAAATGTTTTTGATATTATTAATTCGGGTAAAGACCATCTTTTTTATTCAAATGATATCATTTCACATAATTGTGACTTTTTAGGTTCAGGTGATGGTGTGATTTCTAGTGATATTCAAGAGAATATTAGAAAAAACATGATTAGAGTACCAAATGAAAAATATATGACAGGTACTTTATGGCAATGGAAAGAACCAATTGAAGGTCATAGATATATAATGGGTGTAGATGTTAGTAGTGGTCAAAGTGATGACTTTTCATCGTTTAATATTATTGATTTTGATGATAGAGAACAAGTAATGGAATATATCGGTAAAATACCACCAGATGATTTGGCATCTGTTGTATATAAATGGGCAATATTATATAATGCATTCATTGTTGTTGATATTACAGGTGGATGGGGTGGTGGAACTTCCAAAAAACTTAAAGATATGAATTATAAGAACTTATACTATGAGGGTGTAAACACTCAGAATATTTGGGATTATAATGCAAAAGCAATGGAGAAATTACCGGGTATTAATTTCAATAATAAACGTGTTCAAATTGTATCCGCATTTGAAGAACAATTAAGAAAAGGATTTATTGTAAGATCATCAAGATTATTAAATGAACTGAATACATTTGTTTATATGAATGGTAGGCCTGACCATATGAAAGGTGCTCATGATGATGCAATTATGAGTATGTCAATTGCGATGTATGCTGGTGATATTTGTTTTAACCAATTACAAAGAACTGAACAAGTTAATAAATCAATGATAGAATCATGGACAATGAGTGAAAGAACATATGAACCACAAAAATCATTATATTCTTATGGTGGTTCTTTTGACCAAATTGGTAGTATGTATATGGATAATTCACAATACGGTAATGGAATTAATTCACCAACATTAGAACAATATAAAGAAAATGCATGGTTATTTGGTAAAAAAAGATAAATCTTTATTTATTATAAAAAAAGATTTATATTTATAAAAAAGTATTTATATATATGGCAGAACAAAATAACATCACGGTATTTCAAAAATTAACTAGAATGTTTGGTTATCCAGGTCAAACTAAAACAGATGAGAAACCTGCATCACCTTCGTTTAATTTCTCAAAAGATGAATTACTAAAAACAAATAGTAAGGAAGAATTTGAAACCGCATTATTACAATCACAACAAAGTAGTTATATCGCAGATAAGTGGTCAAAATTAGATCAATCAATTTATAATCAATCAATCTATTATGAACCAAATAGAATGTCAGCATATTATGATTATGAATCGATGGAATTTTCAATACATGGAGATACTAAAATTGCAACTCCTGATGGTTTTATAACTATAAAAGAGTTGGCAGAAAAAGGTAGAGACCATGAATTTATTACATATGCATATGATCATAATTTAAAAAAAGTTGTTCCTACAATTGCTCGTAATGCTCATTACACTAGAGATGAGATGACATATAAAATAACATTTGATGATGGTTCTAATGTTATTGCAACATATGGTCATAGATTTTTAAAAAGAAATGGTGTCTTTTGTGAAGTTGAAAATTTAAAACTTGGTGATTCAATGATGCCATTTTATAGAAAATCTTTTTTTAATAATCAAAATTATAATTGGATATATACTTGTGATTCAAAAGAGGGAAATCACGGATGGGTTTCTGAACATAATTTAATTGCAGAATGGTTTTATGAAAGAAAAATCATGAAAAATGAAGAGGTTCACCATATTGATTTTAATGGTAAAAATAATTTACCTGAAAATCTTAAAATTATGGACATAAATGAACATAGGTCATACCATGCAAAAATAAATAATGAAAAATTATGGTCAAATCCGGAATTTAGACAAAAAATGTCAGATGTTGCCAAAAGAAAGGGAGAATATCATTGGAACGGAAAAAGAATCGGAAAAAATAACCCATCTTATCTTGCAATTGAATTTAATAAAATAATTGAAACAGCAAGAATTTATAGAACCCAAGAAAAAACCTCAAAACATTTAGGGTTTTCTATTGCAAAAATACAAGATGAATTGAAACTTAATGGATTTAAAAATTGGATGACGTTTTTAGATGTTTATGGTATTGAAAAATATATTCCAACAAAAGAAGAAAGAGAATCTCTTAATTTTAAGGTAATACCTTGGGACTTAATTATTGAGGTTGCGAAAATAAAAGGTACTATGCAATCTACCGCAGATTTCATTGGTGTTAAAATAAGTAAACTTCGTTCAGCATT